GTCGGCATGCGCTAAGGAACAGATACTTAATAATAAAACAAGTATAATTTTTTTCATTACGATTCTCCTTATACCATTATAAGGTATTTATTTTAAAAAGTCAATTGGTTTTTGGTTAAGCGCCGGCAGCTCGTTTAGCCATTGAGCTAACTACTTTAGCTGGATCGCCTGGAGCCGCATCTTGTGCGCCTAGTGGATCAGAATCATCAACGGTATTTTCTGGTAAGGCCAAATAGATATACTTGGCTCCAGTTTTTTCATCGTCTTTGATATCTTTAATTAGACTTTTTACAGTTTCGTTGTGCTCATTTGCAGCTTCAAGAGCAGCAAAATTGAACGCTTCATTGCCTGGGATGGCACGAACACGTTCAATAACTGTATCAACAGCAACACGTGGTGTTACTGCATTGCTTTGTTGCGCTTCGTGACGTAACCATTCTAGAGTAGTAAGTAAAGCAGAATCTCCACGAGTCTCTGCTTCATCTTCAATTGCGCTACCTGGAACTGTGGTATCTTCTAGAATGATTTCGTTTATACGCATATTAACGACGCTCGCGGCCTAATTCTTCTTCGCCACCGGCAGCAGCATCAGTAGCGCCAAATTCGTCGCCATCGAAGTCTGATTCAGGAGGAGCGCCTAAGTCGCCTTCTGGAGCACCACCTAAGTCTGCACCGAGTTCTTCACCACCAAAGCCGCCTTCGTCACCGCCTAAATTCATATCACCGGCTGGAGCTTCTTCGCCTGCCAATTGACGTACTGCTGTATCGCTTGATTCACGACCAGACTGTAGTGCTTGATATAAACTAGTCAATACCGGAGCAATAGCACTTTTAAATGCTTCTGCTTCTGTTGCACCAATTTGATCACGGATTGTGTCAACAAGTGCAGGGATTTGTTCGTTTTGTACTTTAGATACTTTTTCTAACATGTCTTGTAGACTGTCAACAATATCTTTAGCGGCTAGAACTGCTTCGCTCTTGCCCATTGCGCTTTCAAATAAACCTTGTTCGCTTGACATCCAACGATCTAGGCCTTCTTTTACTAACATTAATTCCATGTACTTACTATTCTTTTCAGCTGTATGCGAGCCAAAAGATTTCTTAATAGCAGTAATGTTTTCAGCAAGTGCTTGGCTTAAACGTTCGGCTTTAGCATAAGTTAAGTTATCATAGTCGACTGTGAAGCCAAAGCGACTTTCCATAACTTTATTAATTTTTTGCGGTGTTACCGCGGTGTGCATTTCAGAGAGTCTCATTTGTTTATATTCCTAAACTTTATGTAGTATTTATGTCTAATCCCAGACTTTGGCTAACTTTGCATATAGGTGTATTTGCGATACTTTGTTCCTAGCAATCGTTAACTTAGTCTCGGCCATTTCCAACCTGGCCACTCGCGAATCTACAAGCAAATAGTCCTTATTTTTACGTGCCGCTTCAATTATGTGTCGTAAAGATAACATATCTGTATAGTTTTTATTTATTTCTCTATCAAGGATGATGATTTCATCTGCTGAATGATATCGACGCTTAATAGTATATACAGTATACAACATAGCACTAATTTTGTTCTCAAATATGTGAACTAATTCGTGGTTATGATTGTATACTTCGCAGGTTTTATTAGGATGTGTAATTAATCTATATTGCCCAATTTTATAGCCGTTGTTGACTGGAATACATAGTGGGCTTGTTTGAGCCTGTTGGATTTTACCTAACTCACGTGTGGTCCACTGTTTAATGTAGTCTGTTGCGGCGTTAGATACTGCTCGGATTTCGTGCTTCGCTGGGTTAGCGTATTTTTTTCGTGTATGTGATTTGACCATTGTCATTTCGACGTAACAGGATGTCCTGCGTCGTTAATTGATTTGCAATTACTTGCTCTCGTTCATCGAGTTTATTCTTTGTAATACTAGGTTCATGTTGAAAACGTCCTAGTAGATCGGCTTGTTCGTTTGTTATTGCAACTTGTATGTTGCTGAGTAATTCTACTATTTTCATTTTAAAAGGTGTAATACTACACCAATAAGTCCTGTCATTAATGCTACAAGTACCGCAGTACCAATGGTAATTAATGTTTTATTGCTTTCACCGCCTACTTTACCTAGGCTGTCTTTGATGTCAATAATATGACCTTCTAAGCTGTCCATCCGTTTATCTAAATTTTCCAGTTTAAATTCCAAGTTAGAGTATCGTTCGGCACAGAGTTCTACGTGCGCTTCCAGGCTCTTTTTTTCAATATCGGTTGTTGTGGACATTATCCTATTCGCTTTCATTTAGCGATGCATTTGTTAATTGAGCCTGTTTGTGCCTTAATAATGAGCCATAATGGTGCCTAAGCATCTATACTATTTAGCTAGGAATGATTTGTTTAAAGTATATGTTTTTGATTGTGCCATATGGATAAAAGATAGGTAGCATAAAACGTGCTGTTTCATTTAATCCTGTAATAATAGGCACTTGCTCAAAGTCTTGCATCAGCCCGCCCAGGGGTTTATCGGACATATCATATATACCCGACACTTCAACAGCCCATTGCCACATCCAAATTTTTTGTTGTCCAGTGTAAAAGTCGCCAAACTCTAAATTACTCAATTCAAGTTCGGCAGTTATAGGTTCATGTATGTGCTGTGGCTGTGTTCGTAACCCGATACATTGTAATACTGTTTCCCAATTACGTTGTTGGTTACGGTCTGTACTGTTGTTGTCCCCGCGAGTCATACCAGTTGCTGTAATATCTATTAGACTGTACCCCTGGAAGAAATATAAGTTGCTGGACATAAACATATTTAGTGGCCATAAAAAAACGCACTATAAAGTGCGTTCTTTTGTTAGTTTAAAAAAGCTATTAAGCTAATTTGAAACCTGTTGTACTTGTAACAGTAACAGCGTTAGCCCATACGTTACCTGTACCTAATGTTGCACTAGCGTTAGCCAATGTAGCAATAGCTGTAGTATGAGTTGTATCTGAACCGCCTGTAGCTTCAACTAAAACGCTTAAACGATCTGTATCAACTTGATACATAACGATTGTTGAATCAATCGCTAGTTCGCGTAAAATTGCTTCTACTGGACCACCAGTAGCTAAGTCTGTTGAAGCAAAAACTTGACTCTTGCCTAAAACAATTTTAATTGCTGTTGGGTTTTTTGTTAAACCTGTAGCGATTAATGAACCTAGTGTACCTGTGTAACTTGCGTCAACGTTGTTAACGCCATTTGCATCACCTGCATAACGTGTTTGGATTGCCATTTTTAAATCTCCTTAATATATGTGCATCTCTGCATACATTTATTTATACTTTTATAAAAAAAATGTTATTTTAGCTACTCTATTTGTTAAAGTGTGCTGCGCCAAATACACCGCGATTGACCAGCTTGATCATTCCTGCTGTGGGGCTATTGAATACAAAGCCCTCTCCTGCTTTATGACCGCCAGTCCACTGTTCAAAACCCTGTACTTGAGGCTCTAATTGAGCCGCTAAATTAGTTTTTAGTGCATAAATGGCGTTCCAAATAGCCTTTAATGCTTCAAACCCTTGTGCGTTGGTATATAGATAGCCATCTTCGTTTTCGCCAACTAATTTCTTAAATTGCTGTGCAGATATATTATGTTGTAGCCAAGGAACAATTTCTTCATTGGTTTGTGCTGTGATCTTGTGGTTAAAATACTTTTGTATCGCGGCCTTAGCAACACTTTGCAAGCCAGCTAAAAACTCATCAGACAATTTGCCATACTGTGTAACTGCCTTGGTAGCAGCTCCAACTAACTGCACAGGTGTGTTTAATTTAAATTTTATACCAGCAGTAGGACTTAGTATTGCTACGTTGCCTTTGTTGGCTAGGCCAGTTTTGCCATCCCATGGAGTACCATTCATTTGGTGTACTGCCAAGATGCCAACTTTACCTGCAATCAATTGACCAATTGCAGATTTAACCGGAACATGATATTCCACTGTAGTTGGGCTGAATATAAACATACCGTTCTGTGGCTGTAGTTCGCCGACTGACATTAAATCGCCTTTAAATATCGCTCGTTCTGTTACTGCGGCTTTTAACCCATTCCACACCAATGCAATCTTAGGATATAGATCGGGACGTGCTGTACGTGATGACTTCATTGTAGTGTCGTATACTTCCCAGTCCTTTGCACTCTTGGCAAAGAAACCTTCAGGCATATATTTGTCATTGATAAAGAATTCGCCAGCAGGTGTATAACCAAATATTAATGCAATGCCGCCATCCCACTTAATACTAACGGAGCCGGGATTGGCAATAACTTCTTGTAGGCCTCGAACATACTTGGCCGCGCTGGCACTACCATCAAATATACTATCTTCTGGGTGCGGAATGCGTGTTGGTGCAGCAGCTTCAAACAGGTTATCTATAAATTCTAATTTCATTTAAAATAACCCTTAACCATATCTAAACCTTGTTGTATTTTTTCTCTATCGCTATTAGCACGTGCAATAGCATCTGGTGTTGTAGCTTTATCACGTTTTTTACCGGCAATATCTATTTGTGCTTTTTCGTCGTAGCGTTGCAGGAACTTGGTTAAGAAGTCTTGCCCTGACAGGAAACCTGCCAAGTCGCCTTGACCGAACATATCATTCATGTCACAACTTTCAGCAAAGCCTTTAATACCCTGTACCAATTTACTAATCTTAACATCATTGACGTCATTGCCGGGATTTTGCTTTAATAGTGGACTAACCTTGGGATTCTTAATACCCAGGTTCTTGGCCAGATACATGAATGTATCATAGATAAATGTTGTTGGGCTAGTTGTAACTGTGACTACCTCTGTGTCTTTTTGTTTACTAAAAGGAACGTGCTGGCCATCTTGTACTTTTAATTGTACGCCAGCATGTTGAATACTTAGATCAAGTAGTTCTCCTAGTACGCTAAACATATTGCCATGCAATAAGCCTTTAACTCCGCGTTCGGGGGTAACACGACTCGCACCCCATTGTTCTAACCGCTCTGGGTGCCACATAAAATCTACTTGTACAAATTGGTTGTTACCCAGGGCAAAGATAGGATGTCCTGCTTTACTTTCGCTTGTATCTACATAAGGAGCATGGCCTTGTTTAACAAAGTCATCAGCCAGCTTGTTCCAGTATGCTGTAAATTGTCCGTAACTTTGACCCGCTGTTTCTGGACCAATCATTTGTAAATCAATATCACCATATACTTTGTCAGGATTTTCCTGAGTATCAGCTTCGTGATGTGCGCTGGATCCTGTGGGACGTCCGCGACGTACTGGACCCAATCCGTGTGGCTTTAAATACGCATTAAAGTCTGCAACAAAACGGTCTACTACTTGCAGGGCTACTGCAACAATCCGAGGGTGTAGAACTGTACCTTGTGTTAAGGTTGTGTCCCAGCCACCTTCCCATAGTCGACCTTCTTCGCCGCGGGTCTTGTCCCAGAAGTATTTGCCAGCATCGGTTTGTTCCGAACTGCGTTCAATTTTAAAACCTAGGCTTTTTACATAATCATACATGATTGCAGCTATGCCTTGCCCGCGATACTTGTCGTCTACTGCCAAATCATAAGGCACCATAACGTTGCCATCTCGATCAAACTCTGCGTATCCTAGTCTCCGTCCGTTTGATGATGCATAAACACTTGCATTTTTGCTATTAGTGTTGATACTTACTTGAATACCATCAACCTCTGCTGTTTTATTAATCAACGCAGGTAGACTTGAATCTGAGTTCCACTCAAGAATAATATCTCTTATTTTCATATCTGATGGCCTAGCTTTCTAAACCATGCAGCTGTTCCCGGTGCTACGTCTTCGGGCAGGGTTAGTAACCCCTTGGCTTGGTCTTGTTTGGCTTGCGCTAACTTGCCTTCGCGGTCGGGGTCACTGGCTAATGCTTTTAATACAGAAGCTACTGAGTTTAAATCTGCGGCGTGTGCGCCCGGGTTCAAAAGTACTTTTGCGGCTGCTTCACGGGTGTCTGCGACTACGGAGTTGTCGTCCCGGCGCATTACTGTACCACCAAATGCATCTACTTTAAGACCTAAAAATTTACCAATACTGTTTAATAGAATGAACAATTGATTGCCTTTGAATTGTGGATCATCGTACATGCCACGTGGGCCATGCTGATGCCAGTCGGCAACTCTTTTAGCATCGGGTATGATCATTAAATCTACTTGTGCATATAATGTCTTACCATCTGCTAGTTTGTAAGGAACATCAACGTGTACGTTGCGACCTTTTACTGCTACTGCATAACCTTTAGCTTGGAAGTATTGTGCTAATGCTTGTTTAGCCTGCTTCTCATCTGCTACACCAAAGTTCTTTACTGTGACAGCTTGATCTAAAAACAAATCAATATCTCCACTTGCTACTTTATAACCAGCACTACCAATATCTGCCATGACATGACGCTGTAGTCCACTTGGTAGATCTCGTTTAATTGTGTCTACTACTGCGGCAACATTTTCTTTTGCCACATCGCTTGTATTATCGAATACATTTCCACCTTCGTATAGGTACATTATTTCTGCATACCTAAACTAATATCATGCTGTTGACTTAAGAACTGTTGTAATGATTCAGGCTGAACCTTGCCACTTGCTAAATGAATCCATTGTCCTCGATCGTCAAGCCCATATTCTTTACCCTTACCTGTTGTAATGATAATGGGTTCTTGATTCTTAATTTGTACGCCAGCAGCTTGTGCTTGTTGTACAATATCTTGTGGCTGATCGGGTACAGGTGGTGTTGCCGTTGTTGCCGGTGTTGCCGTTTGTTCATCCCCGGGTTGTTGACCAAGTTGGTTGGCCATTTGCCCAAATACTTTCGACCCTTGAGCTGGTGCCGGCGCTTTAGCTGTAGCCTTTTTAACAGCTGGACCGTTTTCGATACCAGCTGATACACGGGCAACAATGTTAGTTAAAAATTGACTTACCCCTTTAGGAGACATATCAGTTGGTTTTGGAATAGCAAATAACTGTGTACCATCGTGTCTTGTTGCT